ATGAATTTTGGAAAAAGAGGCATTCAGGAAAGAGAGGACATGCTGGATTCCAAAGCCGGCAAGCGCGTGCGCAAGATCGCGCTCGGCGTCGTGGAGATGGCGCTGATCGCCATCATAGGCGTCTGTGTCGCGGGCGGTTTTCTCGCTTACGGCGCTTTCCGCGGGATCATTGACAGTTCTCCGGACATCGGAACGATCGACGTCAGCCCCAAAGGGTTCTCTTCTTTTATATATGACGCGGACGGCAACGAGACCTGCAAGCTCGTATCGCAGGACTCCAACCGCATCCCGGTGGGACTGGACATGATCACGGACGATCTGGCCCACGCCTTCGTCTCGATCGAGGACGAGCGCTTCTACACCCACCACGGCATCGACATCCCGGGCATCATCCGCGCGGCGGTCAAGGGCGTCACCTCCGGTGATTTCAGCGAAGGCGCCAGTACGATCACGCAGCAGCTGATCAAGAACAACGTGTTCCCGGAATTCCCGGATGAGACAACGACCGAGCGGGTCAAGAGAAAGTTCCAGGAGCAGTACCTCGCGCTGAGCCTCGAGAAGACCATGAGCAAGGAAGAGATCCTGCTCAACTATCTCAACACCATCAACATGGGCCACAACACGCTCGGCGTCGAGGCGGCGTCCCAGCGCTACTTCGACAAGTCCTGCAACGAGCTCACGCTCTCGGAATGCGCGGTCCTCGCCGCGATCCCGCAGAACCCCACCCAGTTCGACCCGATCGTCTATCCCGAGGACAACGCGGAGCGCCGCGAGTACGTTCTCGACTACATGCTCAAGCAGGGCTACACCACCAAGGAAGCCTATGACGAGGCCATGGCCGACGACGTCTACGAGCGGATCAAGGAGATCAACGTCGAGAAGGTCAAGGAGGACAACCGGATCAACTCTTACTTCGACGACGCACTGATCGAGGAGGTCTTCTACGACCTGCAGGAGGATGCCGGCTATTCCCGCGAGGAGGCCCTCTCGCTGATCTACAGCGGCGGTATCAAGATCTACTCCACGCAGGTCCCCAAGATCCAGAAGATCGCCGACAAGGCCTGCTCCGAGAGCTCCGGCAACTTCCCCAGCCGCGTGCGCTACTACCTCAGCTACAGCCTGACCGTCATCAACGACGACGGCACGACCGAGTCCTACTACAGCGGCAACCTCGCCGACTACCTCAAGAGCAAGAACAAGAGCTACGACCTCAAGTACAGCTCCAAGGACGCCGCGAAGAAGGACTGCGACGCCTTCCGCAAGTCCCTGATCGGGGACAGCGAGAACTACGCGGAGGTCCTGGACCTCGCGCCGCAGCCGGAGATCTCCCTGACCGTCTGTGAGAACTCCACGGGACACATCGTCGCCATGATCGGCGGCCGCGGCACCAAGAGCGCCAACATGACCCTGAACCGCGCGACAGACACCATGCGCCAGCCCGGATCGACCTTCAAGGTCCTCTCCACTTTCGCGCCGGCGCTGGACAGTGGCAAGTACACGCTCGCTTCCTCCCAGGTCGACGAGCCCTTCAAGTACGACAACGGCGTCACCTGCCGCAACTGGTACTCGGGCTACCGCGGCAGACAGACCTTCCGCAGCGCCATCCGCGACTCGCTGAACATCGTCACCGTCAAGACCCTCACGGCCATCGGTCCCAAGAAGGGCTACGAGTACCTGGAGAAATTCGGCATCACCACCCTCGTCGACGGCCTGGAGATCGAGGGCAAGATCTACACCGACATGCAGCAGACGCTCGCGCTCGGCGGCCTCACCTACGGCGTCAAGAACATCGAGCTCAACGCCGCATACGCCACCATCGCGAACAAGGGCGTCTACATCGAGCCCAAGATGTACACCAAGGTCATCGACCACGACGGCAACGTCCTTCTGGACAGCTCCGAGACCGCCGAGACCCACCGCGTGCTGAAAGAGACGACTTCATGGCTCCTGATCAGCGCCATGAAGGACTGCATCACCAAGGGCACCGGCACCGTCGCCAACTTCGGCACCACGGCCATCGCCGGCAAGACCGGTACGACCAACGACGACAACGACGTCTGGTTCTCCGGTTTCACCCCCAAGTACTGCGCTTCCGTCTGGGCCGGCTACGACGACAACACCCACCTCTCCTCTTACGACGAGCTGAACCTCGCCATGGTGATCTGGAGACAGGTCATGCGCGAGATCCCCGCCAACAAGGACTGGAAGGACTTCTCCAAGCCGGACGGCATCACCAGCAAGACCGTCTGCAGCGTCTCCGGACAGGCGCCGCTGACCGGCTACTACAATTGCCCGACCATCACCGAGTACTTCGCCAAGGGCACAGAGCCCAAGAGCAGCAGCAAGTGCAGCGTCCACTACAAGAAGTACGAGGCGGCCAAGAAGAAGGCTGAGGAAGAGGCCAAGAAGAAGGCCGAAGAGGAAGCCAAGAAGAAGGCCGAGGAAGAAGAGGCTGCAAAGAAAGCCGAGGAAGAGGCCAAGAAGAAAGACAAGGATAAGAAGAAAGGCAACTGATCCTATTCCATCCTCTCAGAGAAACACCGGAGCGCCGCATTTCTAAGATGCGGCGCTCCCTGATTTCACTGATTCAAAAAGGCATTGTCTGAAAATAATATTTGTCGTTGACAAAGCATACCCCTTATGCTAGAATACATTCGTTGCCGTTAAGGACAACATGCTGCTGTAGCACAGTCGGTAGTGCGTCGCATTGGTAGTGCGGAGGTCACGGGTCCGATTCCCGTCAGCAGCTTTTTTCATGCAATCCAGAGTTTGAGCCAAAAATCGAAAGAATCCAGAGTTTAGGCCAAAAACAGTGTAGTCGATTCTTTACAAAAGTACGGCACAGACTACAAAAGTACGGTAGTTTTTACAGCCTATGATACAGATTTGATACACGGATTGCTCACGGGATCGAACCCGATGGTATCCCGTCAACAAAAGAAAAAACCCCGAGAGGATTATCTCCTCCCGGGGCTTTTGTTCTATATTAGATCAAAGACTCTCCCACATGGCTCTCCATGTCTTCGCGCCGACCACGCCGTCCTGAGTAAGCGGATTTCCCTCATGGTCCTTGTGCTTACTCTGCCAGTACTTCACGGCGGTTTCTGTCTTCGCGCCGAAGCTCTCATCCAGTCTGAGGGTCTGCTTCTTGCCGTTCGCATAGTAGGTCCGGCAGATCCTCTGGACAATCAACACCTTTGCTCCTCTGGCTCCTCTTTTGATCGTTGCGGGCATCTTCACCTCGTCTTCCTCCGGGTACACCTGCTTCCCGGCACTGTCATACACCTTATATCCATTCCACTGCTTCGCGCACTCGATCGCGTTGTCGAGGGTCGTGAAGGCTCCCTTCTGGCTGTCCACATCTGCCCACGAAGCCCTCACCCGATACAGATGGGTCGTGGCATCGGTCGCGATCCGCTTCTTGAACACCTGCCATGCCGCGTCGCCGCCGACTGCTCCCCAGCCCGGTACTCTCGGACAGGCCTTGCCGGTGACGTCGTAGTGACGAATCACCCGATCCGCTGGAATGCCGAACTTCTTCATAAGGTACTTGGTGACCTCTACAGCTGCAGAGACGGTCTTGTCAGTGAACGTCCACTTGCTGCCATCGTAGTGCGTGCACAGCTCCACGCCGATGCTGTTAGGGTTCGTGCAGATCCCGTTAAACGGGTGATGCGCAGACTCGATCGACCCGCCGCAGTGCCAGCTGTAGCGTCCGGCGATGTCGTTGTTGTACGCCATCAGCTCGCCGTTATGACCCACGAAGATATCCGCAGAGGCATTCCGGTTCCCGCCATTGAAGTAAGCCACGTTGTCAGCAGCAGTTCCCTCGGAGCCCGTATAGTGGATCACGATATACTGAGGCTTCAGGGTCCGAGTGCTCGTATTGAATCCTCTGAAGTTTGTGTTCCTGTGAATGATGCCCATTTCTTCCTCCTTCTGGGTGTCGTCCTCCAGGTCAAGCCAGCGCACGGCCAGCCAGCTACTTCCGTAGGTGGAGTATTCCGAAGGGAAGGCGTGCAACGGTTTTCCTGTCGTAATGAACCGTTTGCCGAAATCAGACAGCCAGATCTGCCCATCTTCCACTGCGTGGACGATCGCCACATGACGCCAGTTTGCCTTCTTAACAGACCCACGGAAGAAATGCACCAGGTCTCCGGGCCTAAGCTGGCTCTTGTCAGTGATCTTCTTATGGCCGGCAGAGATCATCTTATCGTAGTCACACGACCAGATGCTGTACCCCAGCTGCTTGGCCAGGGTATCGGTCCCGTAGTTACAGTTCGTAACCCGGGTCTTGCCGGAAGCTCCGGTGCACAGCTGCGTGATGGTCCCGGTCGGACAGGTCTTCGTCTGCTTGGAACTGTAAAACGACTTGGATGCGGAATTGAGCCAGTACCACCATGTGGATCCGTTCCAGTAGCAGAAGTGCATGATGGCCATCAAGGCATGGACATACTCATCCCGCTCCTGGAACTCGGACACAGTCTTGACCTTATCCGTCTTTCCATGCTGCCTCTCAAAAACACCGCCGAGGGATCTGACCCACTTGTCAAATCCCCCGGTTTTATTCATGACACTTGTGTAGTTCTTTGAGGTGATGCTATTCGATTCAATAGCCGTCCGCGTCTGTGCTGTCCACTGCTCCATCATATTCCTCCGCATCGTCCAGGATACCGAATTCTGTGCCTCCGATCCGCGCCGCGTCGACCAGTCCCTCGCCCAGGATATAACCGAGGACAGCTGCTCCCTGCATGATCAGGCCCTGCACTGCCCTTGCATCGTCCGCGTGCCCGGCATATGTCAGGCAGCCGCTCACAAACAGTGCGATCGACATCCACAGCTTTCTGCTCGTAAGCTTCCGAATGATCTCTTCCTTAGTCATTTGCGTCCCTCCTTATGGCTTCAGCATCTGAGATGATGTCCAATTTCTTGCACTTCTCGACCATAGCGGCTGCGGTCCCGTTACCGCCCAGATCCGAATATGGTTTGAACAGATATTTGTCCAGGTCTTCCAATTCGTTCACCGTGATCGCGTTCCGCCGGATGTACTTTTCACACAATCGGAAAATCTCGGCATGACCGAGGCCCAGGAGCATCCTGTCCCGGGCCGATTTGGCCGTGCTTTTCGACTGGATCCACGCCCAGAGGCCGTTAGAGCCGAGGACCGCCACGGCGATGATTACGAGCTGCTTGATGAGTTCCATGATGTCCATTGGCATTATTCCTCCGCCTTAGCCTCCCAAGAGCACTCCAATAACTGTCTGAATCAAGGGTATCACCTCCTTCTGTTATTATTACATCTTGCTTGCTTTGAAGCTGATGCCGATAATTTCCGTGTTTGCTGTAGCTGTGATATAGAATGACGGCACTCTGTTCATGTAATATGTTGAAAGCCATACAGACTGGCTTCCATCAGAAGTGAGTGTGTGATTTATATAACTGCCCATATTAAATATTAATGATCCGTTGAATCTGATATGCAACGATCCACCTCCCAAGAATACACTCTGCAATGATTCGGAAGGTTGAATATATTGACCATTTGCCAAAGTAAGCAAGCCATCAGATACTGTGCCGTTCGTATCGAAATCGCTGTAATCAATATCAGCAGACAGATTGCACAGGTTTCCGCTTTCAAATTCGTTGATCTGATACTTGCTGGCACAGAAATCAAAGCCAAGAGAAAGCAATCTCTGCGATTCCACTTCAGAGAGATAGCTTCCTGCATACCCGATCAGATAGCCGCTTTCATGCAGTGTCTTTACAATATCGGAAAGATCAGAATCAGAGAATGTACTCGGATTCGCCATACAATACATATACGGTTTCCCATACGATTCACACAGCGCAAGAATCTCTGCTTTTGTTGTCAGTGACGGATATGTCAGAATCGGTGCATCTGTATATTCTCTGCTTCCGTTATAAGCGACATAATTTGCCTTGCCCATAATCTGATCAATGATAGCCAATGCATCAGTATTTGAAGCTGTCACCATTGGGATCATGCAGTTCTTTCTGCACTCATACAGGAACTCTTCTAATGACGGAGGGGCGACACGATATTTTGCATACAAAGATTTATATCTGACATTTGATTTGATCCATGCCAAAGTCACCGAATTGATCGCCGTATTTGAGATGTCAGTAGTTCCGTCAACATGCTGAACCTGTGCACCGAACTTTCCGCTCAGCCCGTGCATCACAATAAAGTTGCCGTCAGATGTAGGCTGTACATTGGCTTCGATCATATCAAATCCAAGCCTGTGTGAAATCTCAATATTGAACAGCGATTCGGAAGGAATAATCACATTTTCGCCGTTGATCTTATCAATAAACAGGTGGTCATAAAAAGGCTTGAATCTGAGCGAATTTACACCGATTGAAGATCTAAGGGTATTTCCGTCAATGGTATTGCTCTTACTCGCAACATTTACAAATGATTGCATATTTGCAATGCCAACCAAGCTGAGAACATCCTCTTCTCCGAAACTGCGGAAGGAAAATGCTATCTGAACAACATCACTGTTGACGGCAACAGTTCCACTAAAACTGCTACCAGTTTCATTTACGAGAACAGTTCTTGTAAACGTTCCGTCGGTTTTCCAGACACTATATGCAATCCAAGCAGCCCTACTGCTTGAATAGTTTAATTGATACTTAATCCCAGCATATAGCGTTGCATCAATCTTCTGCGTGTATTTTTCGTAATTGGTCGAGGATGCAGTTGCAATAGTTCCATCGGCATTATAATACCCATCATGCAGGTTTATGCTGATAGGGGATGCCAATCCGTCATGAATCTGGGTAAGCTGTTCTCTTGCCAACACATCGTATGCAGTAATTGGCTGAACATACGATGATGAAACACTACCTTCTTCGACTTGGATCTTAGAACTGTCGGAAATGGTAATTCCAGTTCCGCTGTATATGTAAAAATAGATATATGCAGTATTAGCAGGGGTTGTAAATGAGCATGATAAAACAGTCCTGTTGTCAATCCTTTCGTTGCTGAGGAAATTGCCATCAGAATCGTAATAAAACGCATAGTATGATGCTTTAATAAATGTAACATCATAATATGTAACTGTGTACTTTGTTGATGCTTTACAAGGTGTTTTGTCGGTCATACCAACAACATTCCCACCAGTATTTGCACTGATAACACCAGTGGAGTTAGCACTATACCGCCCACATCCCTTTGTGTTTAGGTTTTTTGTTGCACTGCTAATCTCACCGAAATCATTCTTCAATTCAGTAACTGCATCACCTGTTGCCTTGGCATCTGCCGCCATACCAGATACAGAAAGTGTATTATCAGTCTCAACAGTTGTGGCGAATAACGTATGTTTTACGCCTCCAAGACCGGGTAAAGTTTTTATCTCGCTCATTCATCTACCTCCGTCCATCCATACACGCCCGGCTCCCATACGTTGCCATCGAGGTCGGATACCCATGTCTTGCCGTTGTGCGTCACCTTGTCGCCCTTGCTGTACGGGTTCGTGCTGTCCGGCTGCACCCACTCCGGGATGACCTCAGGGTCAGGGATGAGCACCCTTGCCCACAGTGACGGCGCATCGGTCGGTGCCCATGCCGCCTGCGCTGTGTGGTCCAGCAGGCACCTGTACAGGATGCCTCCGCGCAGGACGCGGTCGCCTGCGGTGTACGTGCCATCCTCCCGCCACTCCGGATAGAGCGCCGGAACGGACAGCGCCGTCGCGTCATCCACAGCCACGCGGATGGAACGGATAGCGTTCAAAAGCGCATCTAATCTGCTTCTTTTCATGCGATGCCCTCCAGTGCTTCGGCGATATCCTCCGCAGACAGTTCGTCCTCCTGTGGTTCTTCGACCTCATACTCGACATATACGATATTTCCGTATCCGTCCTCATTTTTGCATCTGATAGTCATGCCCGCCTCCTTATACCGTGCTTGTCAGCATCGTAGCACCTTCGGCATATGAGTTGCCGTTGTAGGTCGTGCTTGCAGATGCTTTAAATACCACTGTAGCCGCCGTAGCAGCGTTGCGGATGTTTGTCAGAAGCGTATCCACCTTATCCCCAGTGGTATAGACCGTGATGGTTAGACCCGATTGTGTACAACTTTGAAATGTCAAATTGTGCACAGCAGTCACCGCATGCCCTACACTGCCCATCTGTACGGTTTGCAGTCCCGTACATCCGCTAAATATTCTCTGTTGGCTATAGTTGACGCACACTGGCATCGTTAACGATGTAAGACCAGAACAGCTCCCAAACGCAAACGCTCCAATAGATGTTAGGACAGGGAACGACAGCGGGGATGTGAGTGCCGTGCAATTTTGGAAAGCGTTATTCCCAATCGTTACTATATGTGAGACATCAATATTCGTAAGCGCACCACTATAGCTAAAACCGTATGACTCTACCTCTGTAACAGCATCTGCGAACTCTATAGACGTAAGGTTGACCCACGGGCCATCTGCGGTTGTGCGGTTCCAGTACTGTTTGATGTGCACTTTCGTGCCGTAATGCTTGGCGGTTGTTGGATATCCACTTGCGTTCCTCGTCAGTACCTCCGTGCCGTCCGTGATGGATGCACCGCCCTGCACATTCACGGTCACGCTGTTCTTCGTGGTAGTATCGTAGGTACCATTTTCCGTTACGGTCTGTGAGGTCTGAGAGACAAGCGCACCGCTCTGCACGACCTTGCCCTCGTCCCCTGCGGCGTAGCTGTTAGGGACATTTACGGATGCAGATGCGTAGCCAGTCACATCGTGCGTACCGTTTGCTGTGATGCTTTTTGTTCCGCTGTCCACAGCAGAGGCAGGGACATTGACAGTCACTCTGGAGTATCCGTCTGCATTGTCAGCAGAGGCGTTGTATTCTCCGTTAGCCGTGACGGTTTTCTGGATCAGTGCAGGAACTTCCCCACCGCCGATGCTTTCTATGGCTTCCGCCATTTCTCCGGGTTTATACAGAGTTTCTACACCGAGTTTGTATCTGATAGCATCTGCAATTCCAGAAAGGGAGTTTTCATCTACGAGAACGTTGCCCATCAGTAACTCACCTCGTTTCCGTTTGTGAGGTCTGCTCTTACTATCGTTGCATTCCCATCATCATCAACTGAAAACGCAAAAGAGATAGAATCAAGGACATACCCACTTTGTATGTATACATTTCCATTTACATCCACTATCGTCTGAGGCACATCGCTGTCTACTAACTCGCCTTGAACAGCCGCAGGTTCGATCAGGAGGTAGAAGTTCGCAGTGTACAGCACCGTGCTCCCATCCACCACCATAAGCTCCGCTACGCACTTGCCTGCCGCAGCTGTCATCTGTTCTGTAACGGTCACGATGACTGTGTTATCCGCCACGGACGCTGATACCTCAAACGCCGCCTTGTCATTCTTCGTGCCGGTGATTGCAACGGTTGCTCCGGCAGGGATCTGGAACCGGCCACCGTTGTAATAGAGGGCGAATACCCAGACATCACCACGCTCGAACTGATTGCAGGCGATGGCGGTCTGGGAGCCGCCAGGAATCATATCAACACTGAATGTTCTCATTTATTCCTCCGTGATCTCGCCGAGGGTTGCTTTCTTCGTACCGGACGTCTCCGACATGTCAAGCTGCATGATCCGCGCCGTCAAGTAGATGCCATTCGGGACATCTACCATGTGAATCGTGTCCCCGATCGCCACGCCTTCCGGCAGGGTGACCAGATTGACGTCATACGTGGTCTCCAACTGGCAGGCCTTCTTCAGTTCGCGGATGGTCTCCGTAAGCAGGTTGGCCTGCGTGGTAGCCTGGGACTGGTAGGTCTTGACTATGTGGTCAAAGCTGACCCGAGACCACTCATCCAGAGCCTTCCTGCTCTTGAGCATCTCGCCGTCTACGTAGAAGTCTCCATCATCGTAGGTCGAGCCGGACAAGCTGACTCCGCTCGCTATTGGCAGGATAGCTGTGGCGAGATTCTCCGCAGACCGCTTGACCGTGATGTGGTCAATCTCGTTTCCTGCTCTGAGCGGCTCACCAATGTCCTTGCCGATGCGCTGGTAGATGTCCACACGGCGCTCCGTGATCTTCGTGCCAGAGATCTCGAACGAGTACCCAATCTCCGCACCAAACTCCGTAGCGACGCTCTGGATCCGCTTTGTGATGGTGCTCTCACCGCTCCATGACAGCGTCCGGGTAAGCGTGGGGATCTCGTTCGTTCCGATCACGAAGCCTGTGCCGCGCAGGAATGCGTTCATATAGTACTCAATACCCTGCGCGGTTGCAGGTGCGGGAAAGTCCCGGACGATGTCGTTCAGCAGGTCAAGCCCACCTCCCTCAGAGTACAGCCGGATCTCGCCGCTCTCCGAGTCGAACTCCGTCTCCAGAATGGAGAAGAGCAGGACGTCCGAGTCCTTGAGCAGGATGATGTGGTTGCACGGATAGATGATCTTCTCCAAATCAGGGAGGGTCATGTCTCCCGGATCCAGAGTACATTCGAAGCTGTCAGCACCTTCCACACGTCTCACAAGGCTGTCGTCACTAATGCGCAGGCCGCTGGGAAGGGATGTGGACGCGATGGCCAGAACTGTCAGCTGTCTGTCGGCGAGGTATATGATCATGTGAACACCTCCCGATAGGTGATGGTCGCTGTGGGGTCACTGTCTGCCCACTCGGACGAATCCATCGCGATCACGTTCAGCCCGGGCGTCAGCTTCATGCGTTCCCAAGGGTTCCGAACGTTGCCGAGCGCATGATTCGTGATGTTGTTCAGCCGGGTGTCCGCAGCGGAGCAGTCGACCTCGAGGACGTCTCCCGCGTGGAAGGCATGCTCAATGACGACCTGCCCGCCGCCACCCTCATCGGGAGAGGTAAATCTCACGCTGTACAGGCGGCATCTGTTCAGCATGATAGACGACCCCATGGACGTGAATGTGATCGTGAACTCCGTGACGCCGGCACTCTCAAGCGCGGAGTCATTAATCTGCGTGACCGTGCCGCTTACGTTGAACGTGATAGTGCCGCCCTGCTTCGTGATGCTTACCACACCGCCGCCACTGCCGGAGACCTTATTCCCCGCAGCCATGCTGTAGGCGATCTCCTTCTTCGCGGAGCCGTTGACATAGATGGTGTACGCGCCGTTCTTCGAGCCTGTGCCGTTCTTGTAAAAACTGAGGGCAGCCACGTTCCGCTGACCACTCGACAGCAGAATCTGCATCCTGCCGCACTGTTTGTTTGCTGTGACCTCCACGCCGATATGGCAGGTCAGCGAACAATCGACCTTGCCGCCCTCCTTGCTGATGGCCCGCGTGATGGTCGGACCGTGCCAGCGGTTGGAGGTGCTGCCGAATGTCGCGCCATACAGGCCGACAGGGTCTCCAGAGATGGCGAGAGTACCGCCCGGCACAGTGGGATTATTGCCTATCGTTAGATATCCAGTGTTCTGGCTCCATTCGCTCGCGGTCGGAATCTCCGTAAAGGTATATTCAATCAGTGCATCGGGATCCGGCTCGACAGGAGCCTCCTCGTCACCCGGATCGGTGTCATCTCCAAACAGCAGGGTCGAGCCGTTCATCGTAAAGCTGACGAAACCATTCGTCGCCGGGACGGATGCCTTAAAGCTGGGATAGGTCTCCTCCGTGCCGCTGTAGTAGATCTCCGCCTCCCCATCAACAAAGCTGACGGTCTTCTCGACCAGTGCGTACTTGTTAGGGTCGTGGCAGGCGATCTCAATCGTCCCGGTGCTGACACTCTGACCGGGGAAGTCGGCGCTGACCTTCTCAGGCGTCCCGAGCCAGTAGCGGCCCGGGTCGTCATCAAAGATAAGCTGTGCCTCGCTGACCTTCATCGCGGCCTTGAGGCGGTCATACTTCTGTTCGAAGTCATCCGGCCCCATGCCGCGAATCATGTATTTGACCTGAAGCGTCCGCGCCTTCTTGCGCTTGTACTGAAAGCGCTCGCCGTCAACTCTGGTGACCTTCATGGAGGAGATGTCCATGTCGACATCCTCACGGCCTTTTACCTCCAGCGTCTGATATCCGGGAATGAGGTCTTCAAGATACGTCCCGTTGACCTTCATCTTCTGACTGTATCTCAAAGGTCTCCCTCCCTTCTGCGGTCGTTGCGGTTAAGCTTGTCGAGTTCTTCCTGTGTGAACGGAGCAGTGATGCGGGCTACCTGCCGTCCGTCAATGTTGACGGGAACCACGACCGTATAGCTGCCGCCACCTGCGACCACCGCCACAGGGGACATAGTCTGCATCTGTATCGGCTGCGCGATGGATCCGATCACTCTGCTGCCCACGCCGACTGCCTCATCCATAACAGTCTGGACAGTCTGGACGACAGGACGGACGCCCTTGTCCATGTTGAGGACAAAGCCCTCGACGGTCATGTCAGCCAGCCATGCAAACTTCTTGGAAGGCGAATGAATCTCGAGGAAATTCTTTGCCGACTCAAAAGCATTCTTGGCGAGATTCTTCGCCGCGTTGACGATCTTGCCCGCGCCGCTCTTGATGCCGTTGACGATGCCGTTGACGATATTCGTGCCAAGGCTCAGCCAGTTGATGCCCGCGAAAGCACTCCGCACTCTGCTGAAGATCTGCGGCACGGTTGCCACCACTCTCGGGATGTTCTGGATGATTCCGGCGGCGATTCGCGCGATCAGCTGGATGCCCTGCGACAGGAACTGCGGCAGGTTCGATGCGATGGTCTGGAGGAGCCTTGCGATGCCGCTCGCCATAGCGCCCACGATAGCGGGCAGGTTGGAGATGATGCCGCTCGCAAGCCGTCCGATCAGTGTGACGCCTGCTCCCAGAATGGTCGGCAGGTTCTGCATGATGGTCCCGATGAAACTCTGCATCATGCTGAAACCGGTCGTGATGAGCATGGGAAGGTTAGCCAGGACGCCGTCCGCAAGGTTTCCGATGATGTCGGCTCCCTTCATGGCGAACTCTGGCAGGGCCTCCATGATGCCGCCGCCCAGATTGGAGAGCAGTTCCCATGCCGTAGCGGCGAGGGCTGGAGCGGTCTCAACGATAGCGCCGATGAATGCCTGCATGAGCTGGAGCGCGGCCTCTGCCACTTCCGGGATGCTCTCAATGACTGTAGTCATGAGGTCAGTGATGCCCGCCTGCAGCTGTGCGGTCGCTCCATCGTCTCCTGCCATAAGGCCGGTGATGCCCTGCATGATGCCATTCAGACCGGGCAGAAAAGAGGCGGTGATGTTCCGCTTCATGCCGTCCATCGCGGTCGTCATGTCCTGCATATTGTCCTGAAACGCCGCAGCCGCCTTGACCGCATCGTCAGACAGGACGCCGCCCAACTCGTGGACCCTGTCCTTCATGGCCTGCGTGTCTTCTGCGGAGGTGTTGAGCAGCGCGCCCAGCTCCGTCGCTCCACGTCCGAGCGTCTGCCCGGCAAGGTAGGTCCTTGTGGTCTCATCGTCCACATTCTGGAGTGCTTCGATGGTCGCTCCGAACAGCTCCTCCTGCGACATGGACGCGATCTGCTCCTGCGAGATGCCCAGCTCATCGAAAGCCTTCGACCCAGTAGCCGCCGCGTTGGCGAGAGTCTTCATGGAGGACTTCATCGCGGACATGGATGTGCCGCTGTGCTGCATGACGGCATCCCATTCCTGATAAGCCTCTGCGCTCATGCCCATCTTCTGGGACATCTTGTCGATGTTGTCACCATAAGCCGCGAACTCTTTCGCGCCATTGATAGCCGCGCCGGTCACGCCTGCAAGGGCAGCACCTGCGACAGCTGCTCCACCCGCAAAGCCCATCGCCATTTTGCTCATGAACGAGGAACCGGCCTTGTCGCCTGCGGCGGAGGCTTCGGGCGTCATGATATTAGATATTGATCCGCCAATACCATCGGCAGACGGAACGATTTGTACATAGAGCTTTCCGAGGTCTGCCATTTTAGTCGCTCCTTCTTCGTGCGAGTTCCATCTCGAACTCTGCCACGCTTGTAAACTGTTCTATGTCGCTGTCAGAGACGCTTTCCGCGCCCGTCAGCATGCTGTAGACGCTTCTAGGACGGTTCCGCCCATGCCGGGCATCCTCCGTCTGCATCCACGTATTCGCCTGCACGGAGTCAAGCATGAGCGCCATGAGGCTCTGCTCCGTTGTCAGCTTGTCCCCTCGCAAGGACATCTTGATGCGGCTGTCATCCCGCAGACCACAAGACAGGGTCGCCGCCAGAGTGACTGGTAGCGACCTCATGTCGAATATGTGGTAGGTCTCGGCAAGATCGCAGACAAGCGCGTCCTCATCGTGTGCCATGAAGCCTGCGAGGGCTATCATTTTTTTGCTTCGGAGTTCATCCCGGAAAGGACATCCGCGCATTCTGCGCTGACTAACTCAGTCGGGACGGTCGGGTCAATCTGTGCGATGTGGCTCATGAGCCGAGCCTTCTCTTCTCCCGGGAACAGGATATTGACGATCTCGACCATCCCGACGATGTCGCCGGACTGAGCCTTCGCAGAAGCCTCCACGAAAGCCCAGCTTTTCACGGCGCTCTCCTCGACATGATATTCAAAGCCTGTCTTGGTCTTGCCAGTGATCATTGACGCCTCCTATCAGGTCGAGGATCCTGTGCCCTTGAGGTACTCGTAGTGAGTGTTGCCAGTCGCATCGGGCATGCAGGAGATGGTGATCTCGTAGCCAACAGCCTCGTTGTCTGCGTACTTAATCTCGCCGATCTCACTCACCTTGCCGCAAGGGATGACGATACGCTTCGTGCCGCCGCCTCTGAGGACCATGTCGATCGCCCAGACGCTCTCGGGCATCTCGGTAGCGTTGGCCTTGACGGTCAGGCCCTGTGCGAGAGTGCCGGTCACGTTGGCGTCGCCATAGACGGTCTTGAGGACGTCGAGGTTCAGCGACTCGATCAGCTTCAGCGTGAATGTGTCGTCCTTCTCGCTCTGGTAGGTGTAGACGATGTCGCCGCCCCAGGCTCTGATGCTCTCCGAACTCGGGCTGTTGTTGTTGCTCAGGCCGTCCTCGGAGCAGTAGCCGAGGCACTTGAAAGCAGTCGCAAGAGCCGTCGTGGAGTCAGTAGGGGCACTCGTGCCGGACGGGGCGCGGAAGACAGCGCCTGCCACCTTCGGCTTGCCGGTGGTGACATTGGTAGCAGTGTTTGCCATATTGGCCTCCTTTAGTAAGCCACGATATCGAATACTGCCTGATATCGCGGATGTTTGGTTGCTGTATCTGTGTAGGGATAATCGGAGTTGAGCTTGACGGACGACACGTTGTCATCCTCGACAAAGCTGTCGAGCATCAGCGCCTTGACGGTCTCGTTCAAAGCCGCCGCCTCTGCTGTCGTGCCTCCCCAACTCTGGATGGCGACATGGGTCGTCGTGATCCTGTTGGTCGTGGTAGAGCCGAGCTTGTCGACAAGCAAAAACCGCTCCGGCGGGTCTGCCGGAACGGTCACATGAGACTTAATATTGGGCAGCTGTGATTCCAGCCAGTCTCGGATGTAAAATTCAAGAATCATGACGATCACCTCCGCCGAAAAGGGACTTGAGCAGGTTGTTGTCTTTGTCGCCGTTGTCACGATAGATCTGCACTGCCGCACGGGTGCTTGAGTGCCAGACCTTGCGGTCTCCGTCATAGGCGGATGACAGCTCCATGAGCGCGTTCTCCATCTCTGGAGACTGAAGCAGTTGTCCGATTCCCTCATAGTTGAGTTCGAACCTAACTTCACCCATAGCGTTCCACCATGACCTTCTTGTTCCACGACAGCGGGATGTTAGCTTCAATGCCTTCAGACCCGAAGCCGATCACGCGCCACGACCGTCCGAAGAACTCCACGCGGCAGTGCTCCCAGTTGTGGGCGTCACCCTTCGGAAGGGCGAGCGTGTATACGGCTTTCTTGCCGTACAGCCGGTCCGCGTCAATGACCTCAGTGTCCGTGGACGGAGCCACAAGCACGTTGTCGACATCGACGGGAACCTCCCACCATACCGGCTCGTTCGCCTCGTCTCGCTTCAGTTCGGTCCGCTCGTACAGCCTTACTGTGATACCGCTGATCCGTCCCATATCTCCATCACTCCGTATCTCTGACGCCTCAGCCCGAGCAGCTTCAGCTCATTCCGCATAAGGGACATGGCTGCGCCGCCGCCCGGGATAGCGTATGTTCCGCTCCATGTGTAGCCGAGAGCACCCTGCGACTCCTGCGACATCGGCTCGCCGTCAGTGGACTGCCGCAGGACGCGCGCGACCACATCACAGGTGACCATCTTGACCACAGAGGCATAGGCTTCATCGTCGTCCATGCGGGCTTCGATATCCACTCCGGCATCCGTACCCGCTACGCGGATAAGGTTGGACACCATCGGGAGCAGAGTGGCGATGCGCGTCTCCTGCTCCTCTGTGTAGCTTGTGCCGTACATGCTCCTAAGGTCATCAAGCGTCGCAAAAGCAGTACTCATTTCTTCGTGCTCCTTTTCTTCGGGGCGGGTTTCTTTTCGGAGTCCTCCTTCTTGGGAGGGGCGGAAACTGGAACCCAATTCCCGCCCATTTCAGACTCCACATTGATCACCGCACCCGTCTTAACGTTGCGGTACTCCATATCAGGCGCTCTTCTTGACGATCGCGAAAGCGTCAGCGTCGAGGATGCCCCAGCCGATGAACGCCTCAGCGCGGAGAACGACCTCGTTCGTGCGCTTCAGGTCGCCCAGACCGTCGGGATCGCCGTACTCGATGACCTCGAGCGGGATGTTCTTGGCATATCCCCAGCGGAAAGCGTTCTGGAAGTCACCGACGATGACGGCATCTTCCTGAGAGCCGGTAGCCGCGCCCTTGACGCCAACAGTGGCGTTCACATCAGAGGTCATGCCGTAGAAGGCATCCGGGGACTGGCCGAAACGGAACTCGGGGTACTGGGCAACGCCGTTGACCTTCAGAGCCGCCATAGCGGAACCTGCCTCGGGGCTGAGAGCGATGCCGTTGACAACGCCGCCATCAGCGAGGACAGCCTGCACAGCCGCATCGATGTTGGTGTCGATGTTGGCCGCAGCGTAGGTCACAGTGTTCGCGACCAGACCGTCAAAGCTGTTGGTAGCCTTGAAAGAAGCGTTCGCCTTGTCGGCAGGGTTGATGCCGTGGATCGCAGCGATGTCGAGACCGCGGCCGATCACGCGGGCAAATGCCTCAGCGAAAGTCTGGAGATAGTTGAGTCTGCTCTCCGCATTGTAAATGAACTCGTTGCTGACCCTGTGCTGGAAGACGAACTTCAGAGGGCGGATCGTGACGGGTGCGATCTCGAGAGCACCGGCGGGCTTGCTCGCGCCTTCACCGACGATGGAAGCGTCACCGGCCTTGGAGAACGTGAAGACGGTCTCACCGTTGAACGGGATCGGCTTCTGCGCGCTCAGCTTGGCCAGAGAGGAGTGACCCTGCACATTCAGGAACATTTCATTGACAAGTTCGGTGGGGAAGTTGGTCCCCGCTGCAGTTCTAGTAGTAGCTGCCATGATGTTTTCCTCCTTTAGGAATTGGGATTAAGCTGATCCGCCAGCTTCTGCCACTGGACATTCAGCTCCTGTTCTTTTGTCACTGTCGGCTCAGCGTTGCCGATCGGAGCGGAATAGTGTGCCGCCGCGAAGTCCTTCGCAAGGACCTTGGCGTCTTCCTTCCATTCCTCCTCGGTCTCTCCTCTGAGCCTGTCGGCATATTCCATCCGCAAGCCAGCCGCAAGCGCGATCCTCGTTTTGACCAGGTCGGCCCTGTACTTCGCGCCCTTCGCGATCTCGGCATCCTTCTCGGCAAGTGTCTGCTGAGTGGCTGCCGCAGCATCCTCCAGTTCCTTGATGCGCTTGGCATGCTCATCGGTCAGCTTCTGGAGGGCTTCCGGGGATGTCCACCCTTCATACCGCTTCGCCTGTGCCTCTTTCTCTCGCTTGAGGCGCTCGCTGATCGCCGCATCGAACTGTTCCTGCGTTTCGATTGGTGTAAATGCCATGTTTGTCTCCTTCTCCCGATTACCGGTCGGTATCCGTATATATGTAAAAAGCACCGGCCTCTGCCGATGCTTAATACATGACTTGTTGAACCTTACGTTTTGCGGGTTGCTCTATGCACTGCCAGTGCGCAAGCACGATGCTGTCGAGGATGGCGATGTCTGCGCCATCCTTGATTGATTTGTAGCCGAATCCACCGTTTGAACCGATGGCCCGTTTATCACAGTTGGTCACGACCTGCGTGACTGCTGGCTGTTCCATATGGACGATAGATGCGGAAGACAGTGCCTGCTCGAATAGGGCATACGCTTTGATGACCTCCGTGACCGCCGGGACGACCGGCTTGTGGACCCTCGCCGCCTTCATGAGGTCGGTCATGAGTCCGATGCCGCTCCTGCCGTCTACGGCCACGCTTCGGACGTCCCCCTTTGTGAGTATCGGGAGCATCCACTGCAGGCCGTTGCGGACCGGCTGGCAGCCGAGCGTCTCCACGAAGACCTTCCCATCATCCGTCTTGACTGCTACAGAGAGCGCCGCATTCAGACCATCCGGCCCGAATTTGACGCCGATAAACAGCTGACCGGTCAGCTTGGGCAGGGTGTTGACTTGGAGTGCCTCCCATTCGTTGCGGCTGATCGCGGACTTCTGGTTGTACTTGATCCAGAGGCCGAGCCGCTGGATGTTGAAGTCCGTGTTGTCATCGCCGATCTCCGAGCGGATGGTGCGCTCCTGCAGGACCGTCCCCAGGCTGGGATTTGTCTCGTACCACAGGTCGACGTCATGGGCATCCGACATCTCCGGCACCGACCATTCTGCCCAGCCGGATGCGTAGCCGTCTCCCCTCAGGACCGTCTTGCGGTAATTGGGGAAGACCGTGCCAGCGCTGATGGCCGTGGGCGGAGTGCCGAACATGATGGTCTGCGGGTTGGCAGAGTCGGTGACGACATACTTCAATGCCGTCTCCTGCTCGGGTGTATACTCCTGTGCCTCATCGATGATGAGCAGGTCATAACCTTCGCCGAGTCCGCCGGTTGACGTGCGCGTGCGGAACTCAATCACGCCGTCACCCTCGCAGTACAGATGCTCCTTGCCGAATGCCCGGAATGAGGAAACCACCTCGACCCCGACCTTCGGGCATAACCGTCCGAGCCTGTCCCATATGGAATGCGATGTGCTTGCTCTGTGTGCTGTGTACAGGATGCGCTCGCCATTCTTGAGTCCCCAGATACATCTCGCAAGGGCCATTTCCGACTTGCCGTTGCGTCGTGGTACGCTGTACCCGAATTTCTGATGGATCCACAGGCCGTCGTCGTCAACGGCCATGATGTCATAGGTGAGTGCGGCCTGCCAGTCGAGCATTGTCTTCTCAGAGGCGTTGTAGAGTTCGACCGCCTCCGAGCCGCGTGTGTTTGTGTAAGGCATGATCACGGATACCGTCGGGCTTTGTCTCCCGACTCTATCCATGCTCTATGCCTCCTTCCTCACAGGGTCCTTGTTCCGCTGCATGCGACCTCCTTAGATGTCATGCCATGATCCGTCAGCTCCTCTGAACGAGTGCGTCCTGCCGACATGATACTCGACAGTGCATCCGCATCCGGGATGCCGCTCGAAAACGCCCGCGTTGAACGCATCAGCATAGCTGTCGAACTCGCCCTCCCGGTCCAGACACCACTGGCAGACGTCCTTGCCATTGTGGACGCCTACACCGTCATAGCGCCGGATGATCTTGACCTCAAGGCCACTCCTGTCCTGCGCTTCCATGTTCTTCCGGGCGGTCTCGTCGACATCCTTGCAGGCCACGCTGGCGATGTCCTTGGGAATCTCCGCAAGCGCCTCGCCTCCAACGATCTTGACCGCGATGGTCTGCACGGCTGCCGCGTCATACTCTGCCACAAGTGGGTTGAGTCCTATCCCGGCAGAGCGGTTTATCCTGCTCTGCACGGTCCGCGCGGCTGTGCTGACGCGGGAATGCATCTCGCGGAACAGCGGTTCGATGTAGGCGAAGACCTCCTGTTCCGACATTCCCTCGAAGACTTCCGGGCGGACGATAAGGTTGAGCTTCTGGGCGGCGAACTGGGCGAAATCCAGCGCGTCCTTATATGAATTAAGCCGGTGTCTGCCGACAAAATAGTCCTTATAGAGCCTCAAGGCTCTGTCTGCATCCATAGCTGGCATATCAGATACCTGTCATGTCGCGGAGCTTGTCCGCTGTGAAGTAGTCCGGGAAGGCCATCTGGATCTTGCCGACCGCATCGCCGATACCGCCGAGAGCAGCTGCATCCGGCTCGAAGATCGGATCCCACTGGAGCGTTGTGGAGTACAGCTCGTTGCGCCGATATGCCTGCCCGTCACGGAGACAGGCGGCGAGGTATCCGGCATTGAGCAGGCCGACGCCGAGAGTCTTCTGGGCCTTCCGTGCCGTCAGCCGCAGGGTCTCATGACTTGCCTTGATCGCCTCTGCGCTCGAGGGGTTCTGGCTCGGGAAGCCGAGGTCATCCAGAGTCAGCCCGGTCTCACCTGCGAACAGGGAGGCCTGCGACCGCAACTGGTCGAGGTGCGGGGCCTGGGACTGCTGCTGGAACTGGCCGACTGTCGGCTTGTCACCGTCCTCGTCCTTGTCGATCCTGAGCATCGCGCTCATGGCTGCCTGCCACTTGTCGAGGCGCTGGGCTTCCGGATCCATACCGAGGACATATCTCTGCGGATAGCTGTAGAACTCTGCGGAGATCTCCGACCGCTTCACGGTGCGGATCGCACCCTTGACGATGTCCATGCAGGCGCGGGATATGCGGGAGTGTCCAAAAGGCCGCTTGGCGTCCGGGCGGTAGATCACCGGCACGAGCAGAGGATACGGAGCAGTATGCGTCATGACCTGCTCCAGTCTGCCCGCCCTGTAGACCTCCGTGCGGTGCGGCAGGAGGTACGCCTCGACGATGGGCGCGTCATTGGAGTCGGTCTCCAGAATGGCATAGCCCTCCGTCAGCATATTCGTGACGGGGTCGATCTCGCCGGTCGCGTGTCCGCCGTCGATCACGCGCATCGCCGGGAAGCCGTCCGCATCTTTCGTGATGTAGATGAAGTCACAGCTGGTGATCAACGCTCCCAGAATGGCGGAATCGATGAGGATGTCTTTGTTATTGAGATTGAAGATCCCGTTGAGGTCGAACAGGTCGCCGCCACCGAACTCCCGGAAGCTGAGCCGGTCTGCGAGACAGTCAACAGCCTTTCCGCACCATCCGAGCGTCCCCATCATCCAGCGCAGGGCAGGCGGAGTGCTGATGCCAAGGTCTGCGACCGTGTTTTTCATGTCGTAATAGTCATATCTGAGGTCCACGCGGGTCTTCTTGACCGCAAGCTTGTTCTTCAGATATGCCATGCCTTTCAATTCGCTCATATCGGTTCCTCGTTAATTACCATGTGTTTTTCTGTGCATTACTGCGCGGCCGAGTGGCTCCGCCGGGGGTCCCGGGTCCTACCCCCGCCATCTGCGTCAGCCTGCGCGATATGCGAGCCAGTTCGTGTGGAGAGGGAGATCATCATTTTTGATGGGCTTGTCTTCCGTTTGTGACAGGATCTGGACGCCCAGCTTGTCCGACTTCTCCCGGTTGCAGCAACGATGGGCCAGCTGCAGATTGGAGATATCGGAGGGGTGGCCACCTTTGCTGACCGGGATGATGTGGTCAACAGTAGGCGACAGCGGGTGCGGGTACTTGTAGGAGAAGTCAACAGGCTTGCCGCAGATGCCGCATATGGTCTGGGTCTTTAAGATCTTCTGCTTTGCCGCCTCAAATGCTCCTCGGTTGCCGGGAGCGCGGTCGGATCGTTTAGGTGATGTCTTAGCCATAGGTCAAATAAAAGAGCGCCTACACTGTGACATGTAAGCGCCCTGAAAAGGGGGTAATGTGTGGATTCTTCAATCTTGTCCACATACACCATAACATAGAATTTACTGCATTATCACTGCACGGTTTTTCTCTCTGTCCTCCAGGATCCTGCGCACCGATGCCAGACCTCGTCCGTGCAGTTCCCACATCCATCGCGGCTCATAGCCCATAGCAGATGCGAGAGCGTACTCATCCTTGATGCCGTCAATGTATCTCAGCCAGAGCACCCGCATCTCCCGGTCATCGTCGACCTCAAGGATCGTAGCAGCTACCTCGGACATGATGTTGGTGTTTGCCTTGACGATGTCCTTGTACTCTGCTGCAGCCTCCTCGATACGAACCATGGCATCAGACAGGTCGTGCTCCACGTTATGGCTCTTGGGCATATCGGAGTAAAGGATTGCCCTGACCCCTGCCGCGTCATGCTCTGCCTGCTCGACCTTTGATTGTGCCAAGCGGACAGCCATGTAGCAGTGCTGGTACTGACTGAGATACTGTTTCGGTGTCATGGATTAGTCCCTCCCAACGATGATAGCGGCGAGCACAACGATGGTTGCAAAGCCTCCGACGAACATGCCGCACAAGAAAGCTGTGATGATGTCGATCATAAGGAGTCCTCCCGTCCGCAGAGCCAGTCGAGGGAGACCTCTAAGGCGTCTGCCAGTAGCATGGCGTGGATGAGTGTGGGGTAGCGTTTGCCGGAGAGATATCCGGCGATGGTCGGGCGGGAGACGTCAGAGGCACGGGCAAGCTGTGTCTGTGTCCAGCCGCGAGAGCAGAGGCAGTCGAACAGGCGGGAGCGGAAGGTGGTGAGGTCTGGGGTGGTCATGAGTGGTCACCTCCCGTCATGATAAGCTTGACTGTCGCGCAGAAGATGGCGAGGCAGATTGTCCATATAGGCGCTCCGATCTTGGCGAGGATGTATGCGATGAATAAGTATGCGACCATGTCAGTCTCCTCCTTCGAACATCTGACGGAGATTCTCGAGCTGCTTCGAACACTTCCTGATCCCGTCCGCCTTGCCCTTATAGTAGGCGGCGCGGACATCTACGGGAGCAATAACCGTCGGTAATCTGTCTATTGTCACCCAAAGCCCCTCCACGATCGCGTGGTATGGGGTGGCGGACAAGCCGTTCAGATAAGTCTTGACGACGCTTTCAACGTCGGTCTTGCTGATGTATTCATCCATCCTGCTCACCTCCTGTTACTCCAAATCCTCCAGAATCTCTCTGCCCTTCTTAGACCGTGCCAGCCTCTCGGCAAGGTTGTTCGCGGCGGCTGTGAGGATCTCGTCACCATGTTCTTTGAGATAGTCCCGGATCTGTTTTTCAACAAGCACCCGCATGCCGTCAGATACTTTGTCGCCATAAATATTCTCAGCGTTCTTGGAAATGGTCTTCTTGACTTGGTCTAATATTGCCTCAAGGACTTTACCTTGATAGTCACGTTCGACCAACTCCTCCATCCGCTTTTCATCTACCTGCAATGGGATGTTAATTATCATTATGCTCTCCTCCATTCATCTTCGCGCCGCACCACTTGCAGAATCTATCACGGGGCTTACCCATAAGCTCACCTGCACACGGCTCGCCGCATTGGTCGCACACATAGAATCCGTCATTGTCTAACATCCACCTTCCTCTCATCCTCTGTGCCTCTGCCTTGCCTCTCTCATATGCGGCTCTCCACAGCTTGTCAGAGTAGGAGGACAGGTCGGGCTGTGCGGATGGCGTAATCGTTGGCTGTCTGTCTACCCAGTATTCCGCAAAATCATCTGCAAAGTATGATTCACTGTGTTTTCGCACATCCTCCAAAAGGGCATCGGCATCAATCAGTCGCATCCTGTTCACCTCTCATATCTGCACCACACCGTGGACAAAAGTTATACATGACATCAACGCCCATATCACATACAGAACAAGTGTAGCCACAATATCCCTCATCCTCCCAATCATTGTGCCTTGTCCATTTTCCCCTCATCCTCTGGGGCTGTGCGGGTGAGGTCATCTCCGCAAAGTACTCCCGCCACTTCTCATACTGGAATCCGTCCCCGTCCTCCACCTCTTTATTGATCTCAGCGAGGGCATCCAGTACTGTCTGTCTGTAGATTAGATCCATTACAATCCCCTCCTTTCACATTCTTCCTTCACTGCTGTCTCCCATTTGACCCATTCTCCCTTCTGGCATCCATACGAGTCCGTAGACCTCTGCCACATCGTGTCCTTCCGCATCATCCGCAGCGACTTGTCCGGCAGTTCCGAGAGCATGGGGTAGACGATGGAGCGTATCTTGTCCGGCACGAAGCTGTCTCTGCCCATGCAGTACTTGATGGCGTAGGTGGCGAGAGTGCCGATGTCCATGAGGCTTATCTTCATACCTCCATGCCTCCTTCCACACCCTGCTCCCCAGCAGAGACCGACGACAGGACGTCGATGCCGGTGACCCTGTAACACTGGGAGACGATGTCCTCGTTCTCTCTCCAGTAGCGTTCCGTATCGCGGAGGGCATAGACGATGTCCTCAAAGTCCACCCCGAAGCGGGTGTGCAGGGTCATGACGAACCCCGCGTACACCTTCGGGATGATCTCGTCGACTGCCCTCGCGAACAGCATCACCCTGCCCCTGTCCTGTCTCGGCGCGCTCTTAACCACGCGCATCCGTGCTCTGCTCATGCTCCTTCGCCTCCTTCCGTGCCATGATCTCGTCTATCTTGGCGACCACGTCATACAGGCGTTGGTCGGGACGTCCCGCGTCCTCGAGGTCATCTATCACTCCCAGAATCCAATTCCTCAGCTCCATCATCGTCAGGATCCTCCTCAAAGACTGTGCTCCAGAACTCGTGCCGCTCTTTTGCTGTGTCCTCGCCGACGACCATGCCAAACGCGAATGCCGTGGTCAACGCGAGGGCTTCTATGATGATTCCCAAAAACGTCATGCCGTCTCCCTTAACCTTTCTACGATTTGCTCTGCCGTCACCCTGTCGAGCTGGTAGGGGCAGGACAGGATCCAACGCTCGATTGCTGTCTTCCTGCTCGGGTACTTGGCGTCCCTGTGGTCGAGAACCGCCTGCCGCATCACTGCCACCCGCAGCTCCTCCCATCCGGCCTGCGGCTTGACCTGCCCCTTCTTGCGTCCGGGCTTATGTCCCATTGGCGTCACCTTCCTTCAGCCCCAGCAGCCAGTCTGCGGATGCTCCTGTGACCCGGCAGAAGCGGAGGAGGGTCGATGTGCTCATGCCGTCACTGTGATGGGTATTGCACAGCGCATGTCTATCCTTGCCCATTCGTCTGGCTGCCTCCGCTTTCGTCAGGCCCGCGTTATGACAGGCTATGTCCACCCGCTCCCAGAAGCCGTGGATAAGTGTTATGCGTTTCATACCTCGTTCCCCCATATCTCGAGCATCCACTTCCATACCTTGAACTCCATCGGGCAGTCCGTGAACTCGCTCCCTTTCCTGCCGAGGATAACAACCGTGCCGACGATCTGCTCGTGGAATGGCTTCATGCCCATGACAAGGTTATGTTTCAGTCCTCTTAGATGGCCTTCCTCGTTGACTATCATTGCTGCACCGCCTGGAAGTGGAATCGCCTCGATCGGGCCCTCCACAATCTTCTGGAGATTCTCTAGTGTGCAGCTGATATTGGTTACGTGCCCGCACTTCTCGTCCGGGCGTTTGATGATTGCTTTGATTTTGCTCACGATTACTCCCTTCAGCAGAACGGCAGGTCCTCATCATCCAGAACTGCCTCGAATCCGTCCGACTTGTCCCAGCCATAAGTGATCATCTCGGCGGGCGAGTTCTTGAGCCGCTTGGTCTCCTTCTCGAACCAGAGCGGGATGAACACGTCCATGTTGCCGTTGTGGCGGTCCTTAGCTATCTCAATGACATTCGTGCCGCGATAGGCGTCATGGTCTTCCTTCCACTTGAACATGTCATGCGAGAGCCGCTTGAAGTCGTTGTTGACCCTGTGGACGATGAAAGCGTTGTCGATACGGTTCGTAAGGTTCCCGGTCCCGGCCACATCATCCAGTCTCAGGAATCCCTGTGCCTTGCGCGGATGCGCTACGAAGATGATGTGGGTGTTGCTCCTCATGGCAAGCTGCATCAGCTGCTCGACAAAGTTGCTCTGCGCACTGTACTTGTCCCATGCATCCAAAACGTGGATGTCCATCGCCATGAGGTTGTCCAAGATCACGAGGTCGGTCTTCTGCTCCTCAATCTTCCGCTCGATCTGCGAATACAGCTTTTCGAACTTGTTGCCGTGCTTGTTGTTCCAGAGGATGAACCGGCCGTCGAGCCAATGCGCTATCTGCGCTTTGATGTCCTTTGTGACATAGTAGTCATTGGTGCGGAACTTGGACTGATGCACATGGTTCTTCCCGGCCGCTTGCAGGTTCATCCATTTCATGAAGTCCTTGCCGGACAGCTCGCCGGAATAGCAGAGAACGTTATGGCCATCCTGCACTGCTGTCAACGCGATGGTCGTCAGCAGAGTGCTCTTGGATCCTCCGCGCAGACCCGTCAGCAGAGAGACATATCCCTTCTTGAGACCGCCGAGCCGGTTGTCGATGCCCTCGATCCCGCTGCGGATAAACTCGTCATCCTCGTCCGGCTGATTAAGGATATCCAGTGCGGTGAGGAAGTACGGCTCCTCTTTCGTCTCGGCCTCTGGCTCCTCATAGCTGATGTCGAGGTCGCGGTTGTGCCGCATATGCTCCTGCCATCCGGCATCAATGCGGGCATCGTCTTCGGAGCGGTCATAGGCGTTCGGCTCGTACTTGATGCGGACGTCCCGCCATGTCTTGCCCTGACAGTGATCATGAAAGCAGTGGAAGCCGATAGCACCGCTCGTGCCGACCGTGATGCAGCTGTCCGGGGCTTTGTGGCTGCTGTCGAACGGGCATTCCTTGAGGATGTACTTCGTGTAGCCATTCCCGGACCGCTTGTCCGTGACCTCCAGACCATGCTCCCTCAGCCATGCCTCGACATCGAATGTCTGCGGGCTGTAGCCGTTGTACCTCGCCGGTGTGGCGGGCTGTTCCGGCATCATGTCTGCCAGCTTCTGGAGGTAGACCTTGAGCGTCTTCTTGAGGTCATCGTCCTTGCTCATGATGTATGCCATGCGGTGCGGCCTCTCCTCCGTGCCGGTCCCCTTCTGGGCGAGAGTGCCGTACAGCTTGCAGATTCTCGCCGGGTTGAAGTTCGCCGTATCCACTTTGACTTTGTCCGTACTGAACAGCATGTCGAGTGCCTGGAGGCATCTCTTGATAAGCTGTTCATGCTCCTCCGTCTTCTGGAGGCGTATGGGATAGAGCAGATGAACGCCATTCCCGCTCATACCGATCAGCGGGTCCGTGAAGCCCTGCATCTTGAGGAAGCTGTAGATCTTCTTGGCGAGGGCCTTCGCCTCTGCAAGCTCGGCATCAGAAGATGAGATTCCGGTCGGACGCACTGGATCCAAATCAATGAACAGCCAGTGATATACCTCGACATCCTTGTCGTTGGTCGTCACCTCAGGAGACTGCACGAACTTGTCATGCTGCTCTCTGGCATAGCATGCGTCTGATATCTGGTTCAGCGTGATGTACGCCGACAGCCCGCGCAGGTCGACAGTCTTGAGCGCATCTACCAGCGCATTCGCGCTCGTGAAGTATCCGCTCCATGTCCGCTTCGGACTTTTCTTGAGGAGCCGCACCTCGAACAGCTGCCCGTCAGGCTTCATGACTTGTATCGCCCGGCGGAGCTGATATTCGTTGATGTAGTCAGTTGTCATTCGACCTCCCAATCCGAGAAGGAATTTGACGCGGCGGAGCCGCTTTCTCTTCTCTCATTCTTAATAGTTCTTCTTATAGTTCTTGTTTCGTCCTTGCCTGCGTCCTTGTCTGCGTCCTTGACCGTGTCCTTGTTGGCGTCCTTGTCGGTGTCGCGCCCATACTGGAAAAACCCATAGTTTATCACGGTTAGAAGCGTCCCGTCTTGTGTCTTGTCGAGCCGTATCATGCTGTCGCGCTCCAACAGGTCAAGGTATCGCATGACCCTGTCCTTGCTCCATCTCCATCTCTCGGCTAATGTTCGGACACTTGTCCATCTCTGGCCCACGCCGATGACCTTCCTGTGGCCGTTGATGAAGATGGCCCGGTCCTCGTGATTGACCATCAGGAGCAGGTCTATCCATGCTGACCGCTTGTCGAACGGATCCTCTGTGTCCCAGATGTTGCTGTCTTGCAGAGATCGATGTAGCTTTATCCATCCCCGGTCCTTCTTACCCATCCGCATCACCTCCCAGCAGCCACATGATGCGCTCGCCCGTGTGCAGCTTGTCGCAGAACTCAAACTGCACTCCGTACTTGTCCCGGATGGTGCAGAGAGATCTGTAGAGGGCTTTGCCGTTCGTGGCTTTAGGGGATTTGAGAAGCCTGGGGTTCTCCCAGAAGTAGACGTCCTCAAGGGACTGGATGTCCTCGCCGTGCTCCACAAGGATGATGAGATGGATCCCGGCCTCCTGCGCACGTACCAGTTCCGCCCGGAACCGCTCATGCTGTTGGGTGACATTCCCGCAGAGTTCCTGAAGATCCTTCTTGCGGTCGACTACCAGCCGAGGATTGTCCAGAGACTGATAGTCGCCGACATAGAGTTTTGACACGAAGGTTTTACAGCCAAGGGCGGTCAGCTGGCGCTGGATCCGCGCCAACTCCCACTTGTGTTCTCTTGTGTCAATCTGGATAGTCATAGTTTAGAAGGGGATCTCCTCATCCATTCCGTCCGGCAGCTGCAGGAAACCGTCAAGTTCCTTGTCCGCTGCAGGGGCGCTGATCGTGCGGTTGTTGTTAGACAGATACTTCGGGTTCGGGATGGCCGCGTTGTCAGCCTTGTCATCCGCGCAGAACCATCTCAGCTCATGCCGCATGGAGGTTTTGCCGTTGTACTCGTTCTCGACCTCGCCGAATACGCCACCGATCCGTCTGTTCTTGAACTGGGCCGCGAAGCCGTCTCCCCACTGAGTGACGAATCCGTTGTTGGACTTCTCGACGGCAGTGATGAAGGTCTTGAACGACCGGGAGGTGTTGCCGTTGTTGTCCAGAACCACGATGTACTGCCTGCCGTTTCTGGGCCACTTCTTGTCCGGACGGATGTCGTTGGCGAACTCCTTAGAGAAGTATCCCGGCTGGCTATCACCCGGAGCCATGTCGAACGCCACAATGATCATGTCCTTCCCGGTGCGGGTCTTGGACTCCTCGACCTTCTTGATGATGAGGTGATGGCCGCCGAGAGTGATGGGCGTAAACTCGCCGGATGCCTGAGTGTTGTCGTAGTTGTTGGGTTTCTGCATGGGTTAGTCCTCCTTTGTTCTGGCCTTTCTTTCATCTCTAGTCAGCTTGTCGTAGCGTTCTAATGCTTGTTTATATTTGTTGAAAATTTTCACATCATCGGCTTCTGAGAACGAATCATAAGCAGATAAGATATAGCTTACTTCGTCGGTCCTTGTTGTTCTGATATGCTTTACTACTTGATTGAAGCTGAATTTGATCAAGGATTTTGCCGCCGCAGACTTCTGTGCGTCATCTTTAAAATCTGCACTGAAATCTTCAATGAAAAAGTCGTTATGAACAAATTGAATGATATATAACGCAATGGCGATGGATGTTATTTGATAATGTGTTGCCGCTTTAATCGGCTTAGCCAATTCAATCAGATTATCAATTTCATCCTGCCTTGTTTTATATGTCTCGATTTGCATCGTTCTTGATGGTTTATAATTGGTCCCATTCTTGATGCTCATTTTCCCAAGTATGCAAGACTTTAACGAAAGCGTCCCATTATCGATCGCGTAAATGGCCAGAGCAATAGCTGATACCCTTGTCGCATTTGGCGCTTTGATCAGCTGTGCCGCTTTCCGTGACAGCCCACCATCAAAATAATCGAACATGGTTTCTGGAGCGCCGAAGATGGCATAAGCTTTGATTGGAATTCCAGTTTCCTTAACAGCCCAGCATCTATGTTGTCCCTGCATTAACAGGCCTGTATCGCTTACCACAATCGGCTGATCACACTCAGACACATCTGATTTCCATTTCCCCGTCTTAATGTCTTCCGCATAAGTCAGCATTGTGCTTTTGCTTAGGTTTCGATTCCGCGGATGATTGTGTTCCAGCAGCTTGCTCGCATATTCGGGCGTCAATGTAATCCACTTTTTTTCCATCACGACATCCCCATTCCGTAATATTCCCGAATGGCCGCGTCCACGGCCTTGAGGTCGTTAGGGATCTCGACAGAATTAAACATTCCCTCTGGCGATTTGGCTGTGCTCTGTCCATTCCCCTGAGTGAAGAACCGATGATCCTGGCAGTAGATGACAACGTCAAAGCACCCTTCCACCGTCAGCTTCTCGTCGAGCATCTTGCCGACGGTCTTGCACTTCTCCCTGCCGTCAGAGTCAAGATCTGAATGGTGCAGGAAGTATACGATTTTGTTCTCGTCTTCCAGTTCGTTGATGAAGTGGATGAGGTTGCGGAAGTTGGCAGCTATGTCAGTGAATTTGTCGTAATTCTTTTCTGCGGCCCGGTCGAACAGCTCGTTCACGAGTAGGTACTGGGAGTCGTCGATCACGATAGACTTGGCCTTTGCCTTAGTTATCATCAGCTGGATCCACGAGTACTTTGCCGCATTCAGCTTCGCGTATGTCTTAATATCGGCACCGAAGTCCTTCGGGATCCTGACTGTCTTGATTTCAGTCTTGAAGGGAAGCCTGCCCTTCTCCACGCTGATAACGCCCACCTCGTCAGGCTTGAAGTTTTTGATTGAGTAGGTCTTGCCGGACCCGCTCCGTCCTAAAATCAGCACTGGTAATGCCATTGTTTTCACTCACTTTCTCCGATATAATCATCGGTGAAGACTGTTGAGAAGTTATCCTCAAACCACTCTGTCGCGCAATCTTCGTGGTAGTGGTGCACGCGTCCATTGTGGTCAGTTCTTTGTCGGAATGTCTCGTCAGTGATTGGTTCGTAACACCAGTCGCAGACGGGGCATTTTGATTCTCTTGCGGCCTCATCCGACTCCTTCAGCCGCAGTGCATCGTCCGGGTCGCCCCAGTACAATCTTCTTTGGAGTCGGGCTGTCCACGGCCCCATTACACGAACGGCAGGTCGTCGTCGACCCCCTCCGGGATGGTGATGGGCTCGAGGTCATGATCCTCATGATCCTTGTCATACTCCTTGCTGAGTTCCTCAATGCGGCCCTTCACATCGTAGCCGTACTCCTCGAGCATCTGGTCGATGTACTCCTCGTCATAGCGGAGTCTGCGGCTGGTCGGTCCCATCCATGCCCGCTCGAGAAGCACGTCGCAGAATGTCGTCAGCTGGGTCTCTGCCCGCTCCATCCTCTGGATGATCTCGTTATATTCACCCAGACTCATTGTTACTTTCGCTTTCACTCATATCTCCTTTCTGTGTCTCCCTTTGTGTGTGCTGTACGGGAGGTTGTAGATCTTCCGCAGGCGCGTGATGCGCTTGTGCGTCGCGTCCCATGTCCTGTCGATCTCGTCCGCGATCTCTTGGATCGTGTGCCCGCCTTTGACCATGACGATGATCTGGGTATCCTCGTCGTCTGTCCAGGCTCGACCTCGAGAAGAATGGGCAGGACGTCTTCCAGAATCTTCAGCAGGATGTACGTGCTTACTCCCAGCAGCAGTCCCCCTAAAAACAATTCCTGTATAAAGGTCATCACGTTGTAGCGTCCCCTCCTTCATGTGATTCTCGAGGAATGTCGCCACGATAACCGGCGGCTTCTCCTCATGCTTGACGATGATCGGCGCGAATTTAGGTTTCGGACCGATGCGCTTTACTCCTCTGACTGCTGTCATTTGTTTCTCCTTGCCAGAACGACGATCTCCTCATCCGTGAAATGAATCTGCCGGTCGATCGCTCCCAGTTCTGCCAGCGTGAGCCTGTCCGGGTCTCTCAGCCGGTCATAAAGCGTCTGACGGCAGATGCCGGTCCGCTTGGCAAGGCCGCTGATGGTCAGCCCGACGGATGCCGTTCTGGCTCGGATCAGGTTCGATTTGGTGGTCATGCGGTCACGCTTTCGAACAATTTCTCGAGTCGCGCGTCCTCTTCTCTGATGAGCAGGAGGGCGTCGGCAAGTGTCGTGCGGCCCTCTGAAAGCTTTTCCGCGATAATTTGCCTGCGGATGAATGAAAGAGCTCCTGCGAGGCTTGCCGCAAAGCACAGCGGTTTGTCCGTCCACCCACGTCTTTCTTTCCGATTTCCATCTCCTCGCCGAACGATGTATTGGACCACAGGTGCGTCCTCGATCGTGATGTACCAGTCTCCAATTACTTTGATCATGTCTCCTCCTTCTCGCCCAGAAGCCGCTCTACTGGCACTCCCAGCACCCTTGCGACCTTCGCGGCGTTCTCCAAGTTCAACTTGCCGCCGCGCTTCTTCATCATGGACATGACCGCCTCACTGACACCCGATTCCTTAGAGACCTGTGCGACGGTCTTGCCCTGCTCCTCAGCAAGCTGTTTGATGATGTTGTACAATTTCGGTCCTCCTCTCTTGTGTATTCCGACATTGCGAGGACTTAACAATTGTTATATAATCATGTTGCGGATAATTACATACATGTGACAGGACTTCAATTTTGCGTATTATTTTGTCCGTCACAATCAACATTTGTTAAGCCCTGCGTATATAGTAGCACTTAGCAAGTGTTAAGTCAATACTGTTTTTTAGTCAACATTTGCAGAGCGAGGTGCGCTATGTACGAGCGGTATGAGTTGCTGTTGAAGCAAAGAGGAGTACGCACAGTTGACGTATGCCGTGCTACCCAAATCAGTCAACAAGTCATGTCCACATGGAAAAAGAGACGTGGAGGAATCAGCACGAAAAATGCTGCCAAGATTGCTAACTATTTTGGCGTATCCGTGGACTATTTGATGGGTGAGACGGATGACCCAACGCCGCAGGATGATTATTACATTCACGGCGAGACTGCCAAATTAGCACAGGAAATGTATGATGACCCGGACGTCAAGGCCTTCTTCCACATGAAGAGAACGATGGACCCGGATGTCTTTTCCTCGCATTTTCGATTTATGAAGGAAGCATATAGGAGGGAACACCCAGAGGATGATACTGGATGCTGAATACTTGCCGAATGACATCGCCAGTGAATCCATTAACGTTGTACTGATGGATATGCCGATCGGAATTGAAGAACAGGTCACTCAGAATGCGGATGGCTCGTATACCGTGTTCCTGAACTCTCGATACACTTACGAGCATCATGTTGATTGCCTGCACCATGCTCTTGGGCATGTGCAGAATAGAGATTTTGAAAAACTAGATGTACAAACAGTTGAGGCAGAAGCGCACAGGAGGGAATGATGGGGCTGTTTGATATGTTTAAGAAAAAGGACGGCCAGAAGGATTCCAGTCAGTACAGATTCATCAACTCTGATACGTTCAGAGGATATAAGCGCCACCAGCTTACCACATACAAGATTAGCGACGAATGGATTGATAAGTATAAGCCTAAAAAATCTAAAGACGATGGCGAGACAATAATGTGGGTTAACGATCTTCCCGGCGCGGAGGTGATTATTCAGCCTACGGAATCCAATGGTAACAAGTTCATGCGTGTCTATCTCGACGGGGAATTGCTGGGGACGCGTAACACTAATTCCGACAAAGACGTCGCATTATATGAAGACCTTATAGGAGGGAAAATCGAAGCTGTCCATGTTCGGATTGAATGGGCGACCTTGAAGAGCGCGAACATAAGTAATACAAGTACGTATCTGTTCGTGAAACGGAGGGAATAATGGCGAAATACAAGATCACTAAGACCCCCAAAGGCCTCTACACCACCGTCGTCTATCTCGGCACGGACTCCACCGGCAAGCGGATCCAGAAGCGAATCACCGGCGCAACGTCCACCGTGGTCCGCATGGAGGCCGACCAGCTGAGGAGCGAGCGGCATGAAAAGAAGTACTCCTCAATGACCTTCAGGGAGGCCGCTGACCAATTCAAGGAGCGCAAGCAGCCGATGGTCTCGCCGACCACGTACCGGGACTATGAGTCGTTCATTAGGAATCTTGAGGAGAAGGCGCCGTCCTTCCTCCTGCTCCGCATCAGTGAGATCGACCGGGACACCGTGCAGGACCTGCTCGGTCTGCTCCGCAAGAAGCTGTCCCCGAAGTCCGTGCGGAACTACTGGGGCTTCGTAAACTCCGTCCTCAAGAGCCAGGACGTCGTTCTGACCGGGATCACACTGCCGGAGAAGGTCGTGCCGGACATCTACGTGCCGGATGACACCACGATGAAGCAGGTGCTCAAGCTGTCGCAGGGGACAGTGCTGGAGATCCCCATCATGCTCGCGGCCTTCGGGCCTATGAGGGAGGGAGAGATCTGTGCTTTAGAGATGAGGGATATCAAAGGGAATGTCGTGCATGTCCATCGGGACATAGCCTATCTGAAGAATGGATGGCAGATAAAAGAGACGCCCAAGACAGCGGCGTCGAACAGGTATATAGAATACCCTGCCGCCGTGATCGACAAGATACGGGAGCAGGGTTATGTGACGGAGCTGACAGCGGCAGCTCTGGGTACTAGGTTCTATCGCTTCTTGAAGGAGCACGGCCTGCCGCACTTCCGCTTCCACGACCTGCGGCACTATGCCGCATCCACCCTCCATGCGCAGGGAGTGCCGGATGCTTACATCATGAAGCGCGGAGGATGGACGACGGACCAGACGCTCAAGGCCGTGTACCGCCATACCCTCGCTGATCAGGACAAGGTCATGACGGAAAAGGCGAACACATTTTTCGAGGGGATGTTACAGATATGATACTTTCTCCCGTTTTGGCCAGACTTTGTTTCACTGTTGAAGAGTCCGATTCCCGTCAGCAGCTTTTTTCATGCCGTGCAGTCGATTGGCTGCACGTTTTTTTGTGCCATATAGCCGATTCCCCATGTGAAGACTTCTGAAGCATCTCTTCCTTCAAATGACACCTGATAGTCGTTCCTGACCTTAGTCATGGCAGTCTTCGCTGTCTGTTCTGCCTCCGCAATGCTGTTCTGCACCTCTACGGAGTTCATCTCCATCTCTCTCGTGATGTCCGCGAGATCCATGTGCTCTGCAAACCTTGCAAAGCACAGGAACTCTCTCTCAGACATCTTATCGGCACAGATCTTCAGATAAGCAAGTGCAGCTTTCCTCTCCTGCGCATCGGCAGGTGCAAATGCGTCCCGGCTCTCCGCATGTTCGCGATGTCTTATCAT